GCTCCTCGAACAGCATCCACGCCCAGCGAAAGCGAAAAGAAAGCACCAGAGACGTCCAAAAAAGTAGCTAATGAGCCTAAAACCAAGCCGAAACCCTCAAGACAAGAGATCGCTAAACGAGTGGCAACGGCAATTGTAGCTAAGTTGGCCGAGAGTTACACAACCTCACAGGTGCAAAACGTCGCATTAGCCGCAATGACTTACGGCACAGACATTTCAAGTTACAACAATCAGCTCGTCGATAATCCAACCTGGTACCAAGCGACTGAGTTATCAGGCGGCACAAACTACGATCATCCTTATTCGAGGTTTTGGTTTGCTACAGAAAACGAGCTTTATTTACAAATGGAGGAACAGCAATGGCAGAAATAGAATATGGCGGTATCAAAATTGGAGGCTCAAAGCTGTTACTGATAGTGCCGCTGGTCGGAACAATTATTGGTGGTTTATATGGTGGCTTTGAGCTGTACAGCCGTTATTTGTCAATGGAAAAAAAAATACAAAGCTACGTCGCTCCAGATCTGTCGGGTATCGAGGCGACTGTTGAGTTATTTAAACAAGACAACGAAGCCACAAAAGAGCTAGTGGTCGATATGCGCAATCAGACCAGGGAAGATATAGCGACGCTGTACCGAAATTTAGATAAACAAGATCTTAGGAATCGGGCTAATGTAGAGTCTGTTCGAGAAATGATTACAGCTTTTGAGGGACGGTTAGCCGATAAGATGGCGCGATTGGATGATCAAATTGATGGGCTTGAGGAAAAGTTAGACTTGAGAATTAAACGAGCTTTAGAAAATCCGCTAAACAAATAAAATATAGTTTGTCAAGGTACTAAAAGATCATGTTTTAGTAGGGTGCAATTAGTATTTAATTATGCTGACTACAAAACGTGTCAACCCAAAAAAACAGGGTCTTTTTTTTGGAGTGCAATGAACGCAAAAAAATGCTTGCTTTCCGTAATAAAAAGGGGAGAATAGCTCATAATTACGATTTATGACTAAAAAGCTGGCTTCGCGCTGGCTTTTTTTATGGGTGCGATTTATGGCTATCACCGAGAAAGATGCCAAGTTAATTGCCCAGGCTATCTCTCAATCACAAAACACATCAGAACACGTACAACATCATCAATGGTTACGCGATGAGATTGAGCGCCAGGTTAAAAGAAATAAGCGCTGGGAAAGAGTCTGGCAATCCGCAATAGGTGCTGCCGTATTAGCAGCATTTAGCGGATTAGCTGCTATTGGAGCATGGGTGTTAGAGCGCAATGGACAATAGTAAATACTTTTCTAAGGCCGAGCTGCAGTGTAAATGCGGTTGTGAAGCGGCACCAATGGACGCTACGTTTCTGGTTATGCTCGATGAATTGCGAGCGACCTTTGGTAAACCATTATTAGTTTCATCAGGTTATCGTTGCCCAGCACACAATAGTCGTGTCAGTTCGACAGGTGCTACGGGGCCGCATACGTCAGGTAAGGCAGTTGATTTAAGAGTCGACCGAGGCGCAGCCCATCAACTCCTTAAAATTGCCATGGATATGAATTTTAGCGGCATAGGTATTAACCAAAAAGGCAATGGACGTTTCATACACCTGGATATATTGACTGAAGGCTTAAGACCTACGGTCTGGAGTTACTGATGTTTCAAGCATTTCTTGGGCCAATAGCCAATCTAGCATCGACTTGGATGGAAGGCCGGAACGAGAAGATTAAAGCAACCACCAGGGTAAAAGTAGCAACGGCAGAAGCCGAAGCTATAGTGATGCAAAAGAAAGCGACGGGTGAGATTGAATGGGACGTAGCCCAGGCCAAGGCCAGTGAATCGAGCTGGAAGGATGAATGGTTAACTATTGTCTTTACCTTACCAATTATTTTATTGCTGTTTGGGGAGGAAGAACGAGTGTCTAACTTCTTCGAGGCGTTAGATAAAGCACCAGACTGGTATCAGTATCTATTGGGAACGATAGTGGCGGCAAGTTTTGGATTTAAAGGTGCGGCGAAGTTTATGGGTAAAAAATGAAATACCCACGACGAGTCCAGGTACAAGGCCAACGCGCCCTGGTAAACAATCCAAAAGAAGAACGAGAGCTGCTAGAAAAGATTAAAGCGGCAACCACCGATGATTCAAAGTTAGCAGAAACGCTCGGTGATGAGTCTCTAGGGCTCTTGATACAAAGAAAAGCCAATCGCATTGATAAACGCTTATCAGGCCCATCAAAAGTAAGAGAGGAAGCCTGGACTAAAAGACTTCAGGATGATGATGAATTGTTTTTGTACTTGTAGGAGAACGTGATGCCAAAAGTTGCAGGCAAAAAATATGCCTATACGCCAGCAGGGATGAAGCAAGCAGCACTAGCTAAAAAGCGATTAGCCGCACAAAAAACATCGAACAAAAAGAGAAAACCTAAACGCACGGTTTAAATGCTTCACAATCTATGATGGTGAGAGCCAATATGAATAAAATCAAAGACTTAGCGTCATGAAAGTAGACGCTATAAAAGAGATTGAAATTGATCGGTTAATACCGTATCCCAATAACGCCAGAACACACTCTGATGAGCAGGTTGCGCAAATAGCGGCAAGCATTAAAGAGTTTGGTTTTACTAATCCGGTGCTGGTGGATGGGGATAACGGAATCATTGCTGGTCATGGTCGAGTACAAGCTGCGCGTAAGTTACAGCTTAAAAGCGTGCCGACTATTGATCTAAGTTATCTCACACCAGTACAGCGTAAAGCGTACATCTTAGCTGACAACAAACTAAGCCTAAACGCTGGCTGGGACGTTGAGCTATTGCAGGGTGAGTTGGCTGGCTTGGACGCGCTAGAGTTTGACCTGTCGTTGACAGGCTTTAGTGATAGCGAGTTGGCAGGGTTTTTAGATACGAATGAAGGGCCAACCGATCCCGATGATGTGCCGGACGTTCCTGATGAGCCGACCGCTTGTTTAGGTGATGTGTGGATACTAGGGCGTCATCGTTTAGTTTGCGGTGACAGTACAGACGCAGATGTTGTGGCTAAATGCTTAAACGGCGTAGAACCGCATCTAATGGTGACCGATCCCCCGTATGGCGTTGAGTATGATGCTAGCTGGAGAAACGAGGCAAAAAGACCTGATGGGAAATCTTATGGTGCTTTCGCTGTTGGCGAAGTAGCAAACGACAATCAAGCTGATTGGTCTGAAGCCTGGGCGCTGTTCCCTGGGGACGTGGCGTATGTGTGGTGCGCTCCAGGGCCATTGCAATGTGTGGTTCATGATAGCTTGTTAGATTGCGACATTGAGCCAAGACAACAAATTATCTGGGCTAAAAATCAAATGGTCATTGGCCGTTCACATTATCATTATCATCATGAAGTTTGTTGGTATGCAGTGCGAAAAAACAAAACGGGTCATTGGCATGGAGATCGCAAGCAAACAACGATCTGGGATATTAACAAGCCAAATAAAAGCGAAACAGGACACAGCACGCAAAAGCCTGTTGAGTGCATGAAACGTCCTATTGAAAACAACTCATCGCCTGGTCAGGCAGTATATGAGCCGTTTAGCGGTAGCGGAACAACAATCATAGCTGCTGAGATGACAGGACGTGTTGTACACGCTATCGAGCTAAACCCTGCTTACGTTGATGTGGCGGTCAAGCGCTGGGAAGATTTTACAGGCGAGGTGGCACAGCGTGGTTAACAAATTATTTGATCCAACGGACGAGCAGCGTAAAAGCGTTGAGGCGATGGCTGGCTACGGCATACCAGTGGATGACATGGCTAAAATGGTCATCAATCCCAATACAGGTGAAGCGGTATGTAAGGCGACGATGTATAACAAGTTTAAGAACGAGCTATCGGTCGGCATGACCAAAGCCAACGCAAAGATAGCCGAATCGCTGTACCGACAAGCCACCGGAGGTAATACCACAGCCGCTATATGGTGGTCTAAAGCTCGTATGGGCTGGAAGGAAACGCAAAGGCAGGAAGTGGACGGCGGGATTACGCTGAAATGGTTAGATGGCGATAGTTGAGATACCGTACAGCCCTCGACCTCTACAACGCGAAGCACACAACAACGCAGCACGATTCAAGTTATTAGTGTGTCATCGACGCTTCGGTAAGACGGTATTTGCGGTCAATGAACTGATTAAAGCTGCTTGTACCAGCACGAAAGAGAATCCACGTTACGCTTACATTGCGCCGCTCTATCGCCAGGCTAAAGCAGTGGCTTGGGATATGTTGAAGACATTCTCTCGCCCTATCCCTGGCATTAAGTACAACGAGGCCGAGTTAAGGGCTGACTTTCCTAACGGCGCACGCATTAGTCTTTACGGTGGGGATAATCCTGACACGCTTCGAGGCATCTACCTTGATGATTGCGTAATGGATGAATATGCGCAGATGAGTGAGCGTTTATGGCCTGAGGTGATAAGACCAGCGTTATCAGACAGGAAAGGTGGTGCCATCTTTATCGGCACGCCCATGGGACACAATGCGTTTTACGACATGTACCAAAATGTCAAAGATGATTCGGAGTGGTACGTTAAGCTGCACAAAGCCAGCGAGACTGGATACGTCGATCAAGAAGAATTAGACGCAGCCAATAAAGCGATGTCTGATGAGCAATATCGCCAAGAGTTTGAATGCTCCTGGCAAGCAGCGGTGATGGGTTCCTATTACGGTCGCTTGCTCGAAGAAGCGGAGAAAGAAAACCGTATCGGGAAAGTGGCCCACGATACCGCGTTAGAAGTTGAGACCTGGTGGGATCTAGGTATTGGCGACAGTACAGCTATTTTTTTTGCGCAACGTGTGGGCACTGAAGTGCGCTTGATTGATTATTACGAGAACTCAGGCGAGCCGTTGAGCCATTACACGCAAGTGATTGATGACAAGCGACAAGGCGGCTATCAGTATTCGCACCATGTATTCCCACATGACGTTAAAGCTAGATCGTTAGATACAGGTAAAACGCGAGTGCAAACGCTCCAGGCGTTAGGCATAGAGCCGCACGTTATGGCAGCCGACAGAATTGAAGATGGTATTGAAGCGGTACGCCGCATGCTTAAAAACTGCTGGTTTGATGAACTACGGTGTAAGCGTGGATTAGATGCGTTGCGACAATATCGCGCTGAGTACGATGAGAAGAACAGAACCTTCAGATTAAAACCGAAACATGATTGGGCGTCTCACGCAGCAGATGCGTTCAGGTATGGCGCTATGTTTAAAGCACCGAAAATCAGCTGGGAGCCGTTGGATTACGGCCAACAAGGAATAGTGTAAATGGCTAAAACTACACCAACGACAGACGACCAAATTGCAGCATTGTGCAGATCTGAGATCGACAACGCAGCCGGACGCTCTGGAGGCGACATCAGCCAGGAACGCGCAGATGCGCTCGACTATTACTTTGGTGAGCCCTATGGCAACGAAGTCGAAGGGCGCTCATCGGTAGTCACTCGAGAGGTCATGGAAACAGTGGAGTGGATGTTGCCCTCGCTGGTTCGCATATTTACCGATGTGGATAATCTGTGTCGATTCGATCCGGTCAACGCCGACGATATAGAGCAAGCGAAGATTGAGACCGAGGTAGTCAATCACGTCTACTGGAAGCAGAACAAAGGCTTTTATAACACTTACACCATGCTCAAAGATGCGTTGCTGTCTAAAACAGGCATCTTAAAAATCTATTGGGACGACACACCAACTGAGACCAAACAAAGTTACGAAGGTTTAGATGAAATGCAGCTGGGCGAGCTGATGATGGATACCGCCATTGAGCGTGAAATACTGGAGTTTGAGCAGACCGAGCAAGGCTTTGATGTCACGTTTAGAGAAACAACAGCCAAAGGTTCAATCAAAATAGAGCCCGTGCCGCCAGAGGAATTTGGTATTGCCCGTAATGCTCGCTCACCTTATAGCGAAGATTCTAATTTCTGTTACCACCGGACTGAGAAATCGTTCAGTGAATTAGTAGAGATGGGTTACGACGTGGAGACGATCCGCAGCTTGCCGTTCGATGATGACGTATTGACGCCAGAGCAATTAGCGCGGTATGCAGATTCAGACTCACAGATGCCGTTTGATTACTCCTCCACTGAATCGATGCGGATGTACTGGATCAGCGAGTGCTATGTGAGAGTCGATAGAGACGGCGATGGGATCGCAGAGCTTTTCAAAGTGTGCATGGCAGGTGGTAATTACAGCGCAACGAGCAGCCAGTTGTTATCCATTGAGCCCGTGGATTTTATGCCGTTCGCTTGTGTGTCGCCTATCTTAATGCCACACAAATTCTATGGGCTATCGATTGCTGATTTAACCATGGACATTCAGCTGATCAAATCGACATTGACACGTTCGATGTTAGACAACACGTATTTGTCTAATAACTCACGCACAGCGGTGAATGATCAACATGTGAATCTCGATGATTTATTAACCTCCCGCCCTGGTGGTGTGGTCAGGTTTAAAGGTGATGGTGGCGCAGGTTCCTACATCACGCCGTTACCACATAACCCGTTACCGCCAGAAGCGTTCAGCATGATGAGCTACTTGGACGATGTGCGCAAACAAAGAACAGGCGTTGGTAATGAAGTCGGTGGATTAGATTCTAATGCACTGGCCAACGTCAACACTGGCGTTGCGGCCCTAGCGTATGACGCAGCCCGAATGAAAATAGAACTGATTGCTCGCATCATTGCTGAAGTGGGTTTCAGGACAGTATT